CACAACCAGAACTGTAAACCTGTTAAATCAAATGACAAATCAAAAATTGATTCTGTAATTGCAAGCCTTACTGTTTTGGGTGGTTATTTAAGTACACCTAAATTCAATACTAATGTTTATTCATTCTAATTAACTAATAATTATAATTGAAATTATTTAAGCCTGTACATTAATTTGTATGGGCTTTTTATTTGTCAGCTACCAAAGTACATCTATCTATATACAATAATTAAATACATTAATACAAATATAGATGAGTAATTTTTTAAATTTATTTTTTACCAGAGAAGAAAAACAAATTGATAAACCGAAAGAACCAGAACAAAGAGATTTTTTTGGTGGAACGTCTTTGACATTTAATTCGGTTAGTAGTTATGTTAGTAATCAATATTTGAGATTATCGGCTGTATTTGCAGCTACTAATGCTATAAGTAATGCTGTTGCAACCTTACCGATTAATATTAATCAAGTTGATACTAATGGCTTTAAAACAGTTAATTATCAGCATCAATTATTCCCAATATTAAACAGCCAACCTTGTGAAAATTTATCAAAATTTAATTTCTTTAAAAGAATTGTATGGGATATAATAACTAAGGGTAATGGTTATGCTTTAATTCAAAAAGATACAACTGGAAATATAACAGCCTTACAGTATTTAGAACCAGAATGGGTAAGTATTACTAGTGAAATGTTTACCAATAAAAAAATATATAACATTCAAGGATTAAATAAAGCTATTGATCAAAAAGATATTTTACATTTCTGGCAATATAGTAATGATTGTATTAATGGTTTATCTGTAATTAACTATGCATGGAATTCATTAAAACAATCTACAGATGCAGAAACTCACAGTTCAAAATTCTTTAAATCATCTGGTTCACTTAATGGAATTATGACCAGCACTGGTAATGTTGATGGTGAACAAATTGCTCAATTGGGGCAAAAATGGCGTTCCACATTTGATCAAGAAAATGGCGGTGTTGTAGTTTTACCCAATGGTTTAGATTATAAAGCAATTTCAATTAATCCAGTTGATGCACAATTATTGGAAAGTAGGCAATTTAATATTATCGAGATAGCCAGATTTTTTAATATTTCACCAGTTAAATTAATGGATTTATCACATGCCAGTTATTCAAGTCTTGAACAAACACAATTATCATTTTTAGAAGATACAATTAAGCCATATTTATCATTAATTGAAAATGAGATTAACAGAAAAATATTCAATCAAAAAGGTGTAAATATATCTATATCGTTTGATACTACCAGTATGTTATCAACTGATAAATCAGCTACAGCAAATTATTTAAAAACATTGGTTGCATCTGGTTTAATGACAGTAAATGAAGCTAGAAAACAACTAGGATTAAATGAAGTTGATAATGGTGGAGATTTATATATGCAATTGAATATGTCTACACTTGATAATTTAAAAAATAATACCCCTGCACCAGTTCAAAAGGATTTAAAGCAAAAAGTTAGTACTGATACACAACTGTTAACAGAATAATTTAAAATAAAAATAAAGTGCTGACAAATAAATACATATAAATATATAAAGATGAAAGAAATAATTGAAATAAGACAGATAGCAAATAATTTAACTAGTTCAGAAAATAGATCGGTTAATGGATATGCTTTATTATTCAACACATTATCACTCGACCTTGGAGGATTTAAAGAACAAATTGATCCTAATGCATTGAATGGAGTTATTGAAAGAAGTGATGTTTATGCTTTGTTAAATCATGATAAAGAAAAAGGTGTTCTGGCTAGATCAAAAAATGGAGTTGGAAGCTTGAAATTAACCATTGACGAAAGAGGTTTAAATTACCAATTTGATGCACCACAAACAGATCTTGGGAATGTAGTTTTAGAACACATTAAAAGGGGTGAAATTGATAGTTCAAGTTTTGCTTTTACAGTTAAAGAGGATCGATGGGATAAACAAACAGATGGTACATATATCAGAACTATATTATCAATAGATAGATTATTCGATTGTTCACCAGTTTACTCACCAGCATATGCTGAAACAAGTGTAGAATGCAAAAGATTCTTAGAAGTAAAAGAACTTGATGAAAAAGAAATAGAACAAAGGGAAACAGTAATTAACATTACAATAACAGATAGTTCAACAGAATTAACAGAAGTTACAGCAATTGATTTATCAACAAATGTAGTTTTAATTAATGATGAACCAGAACCAGATGAACAATGTGATCCAATGCCTATGACAGGCGAAACAGAACAATGTGATCTAGTGAATGAAGTAATTGATGAAGTAATTGATGAAGATGAAACAACTGATGAAGAAGATACAGAAATTGAGTTAAATGGATGTGTTGATTCAGAAAAAAGAGAATTAGAATTAAAAGAAAAAGTTGACATTGATTTGTCAGAAAATAAAAATAATAATACAAAAATAAAAGAACAAAGAATGGAAAATTATTCAATCTTAAAAATGATCAAAGACACTGTTGAGGGTCGCAAATTTGATGAAACAGCACAAGAAATTATCAATGCAGGTCAAGCCGAAATGAGAAAATCTAGTTTAGGTTTTGCAGGACAAATTCAATTACCTATGGAATATCGTTCACCTATTGCTAGTGCTGTTGGTGTAGGTTTAGAAACAATCGCAACAGATAAAGGTAAACTTGAAATTCCTTTAGTTTCGAATTTATTGCTTACTAAAATAGGTGCAAAATATTTCGGTGGTTTAGTTAATAACTATTCAATACCTGTTTATTCTGGTAGTGCTTTTAACTGGGAAGATGAAAATGGAGATGCACAAGATGCAGCAGGTTCATTCAGAGAAATTACACTTTCACCAAAAAGAATTTCTGGCGAATTGATTATCTCTAAATCAATTTTAATGCAAGATTCTGCAAGTGTAGAAGCTCAACTATTAGTTGATATTACTAATGAGTTAAGAAAAAAATTAGAAGAAAGTGTATTTGGTTCATTTGCTGGATCAACAAAACAACCCGCTGGTATTTTTGCTGGTATTACTGGAACAACTACACCGACATATTCTGGAATTACTGCAACTGTTGCAGGTTTGGAAAATGCAAATGTCAATGAGTACACATGGGTGTTAAATCCATCTGCAAAAGCAAAATTGAAAGCTACTGATAAAACCAATGGTTCTAAAGTAATGGAAAATGGCGAAGTTGATGGTGTTGTTGCTTATCATTCTGCAAACATTAAAGCTAATGGCTATGCTGTTGGTGACTGGTCACAATTGGCAATCGGTCAATGGGGCGGTTTGGATATACAAGTTGACCCATATACATATGCAAAGAAAAATCAAATCTCTATTGTGGTTAATGGATTTTTTGACTTTGCACAAATCAGACCAGAAGCAATTGTTAGAGGTACTTTTGCATAATTAACTAATAAAGAAAATCTATAAAAATGTATATAACAATCCAACAAGCTAAGAAACATTTGAATTTAGAAGCAGAGTTTGAAGATGATGATGTTTATTTATCGTCTTTGATTGAAGTAGCTGAAGCAGTAGTGGAAAATCATATACATCAAAAATTAACTGATGTTGCAATTGCTAACGGTGATGTTTTACCAAAACCGTTGGCACATGCAATGCTGTTAATGCTAGGAAATTTTTATTCGAATAGGGAAATAGTTTCATTTGCAAGTAAAACAAGTGCTATCCCTTATAATTATCAATATCTTTTAGACCCTTATATTAACTACTTAAACTAATCAACATGTTACCATCTGGAACACTTATATATTCATTAAAATTTAAAAAAAATAGTCAAGTTAGAAATGAATTTGGTGAGGTGGTTAGCACCCTAGTAGATATTTTCAAATGTAAGGCTGCAAAGGTTAAACAGAGTGGAAAATTTATTGTTGATGGTAAAGAATTATTTAATCAAAATCAAGTGAAATTTAAGATCAGAATTAATAAATTATTAACTGATAACCTAACTGTTGAATATGATCAAAATGATTATAAAATTACAAGTCTGGATAAAAATTTATTTGATTACACCGCTGAAATTACACTAGAAAAGATCAATAAATAAAATGGAAATTGAAGTTAAATTTATTGATTTAGATAAGGTTTACAAAGCGATAAGTAATTTATCAGAAATAGACCAGAATAAAGCGATTAAACAAGGCTTGAAAGATGCATCTAATATATTTGTCAAGGCGGGTAAAGAAAACCTAAAAAACAGGCTTAAAAGTGGCAAAAAAGGTGATTCTGGTAGTCTATTGAAATCGTTCAAGAATAAAGTTAAAAGAACTAAACTTGGTGCTTTGGCTGGTTTTGGTGATGGTGGTGGTGCTGCACATTTAATTGATAGAGGTACAGTGAACAGAATGACAAAGGATGGTAAGAATAGAGGAGCAATAACAGAAAATCATTTCTGGACTGATGCAATAGAACAAAACCAAACAGCAGCAATTAATGAAGTTTATAATGGAATTGAGAAAGCTGTAATTAATCTAATTAACAAATAATACAAATGAACATAACATCAGCATTTTCAAAATTTACTATAACTAAAGAATTGTATTCTTTATTGAATTCAAACACTGGGCTAACTAGTTATGTTGGTGAAAATATTTATCCAATTGTAGCACCTCAGAAAGATGATAGTGGTAATGAGATAAAAGAATGTATTGTTTACTATAGAGAAAAATATTCAAAAGAATATATTCAAAATAATATTGTAGTTAATGAAAAATGCCATATAACATTTGTAATTGTATCGTCTTCATATTTCAAAAGTATAAAGATAGTAGAATTAGTTAATGAAATAATAGAGGGTGTACATCAAAATGAAAGCGGTTACAATTACCAATGTAGATTAATTGATTCGGATGAAAATGTTATTGGTGTAAACAATGATAAATATATTCAAGTGGTAACATTTGAAATTAAATAAGAAAAATAACAAAACAAAAAATATAAAAAATTATGTCAACATATAATTCAAATACTGATTTATTGATGGGTAACAATGTAATGGTGTTCATTTCTGGCGCAACCGCTACCCCTATTGCATTTGCACAAGATTGTAAATTATCAATCTCAGCAGCTCAAACCGATGTTACAAACAAAATGTCTGGTAACTTCAAAGCTTCAATTCCTGGTCAAATCTCATGGAATGTAACCACTTCAATGTTAGTTACTAAAGTAAGCGGTGATACTTCATTTGATACTCTTTTAGGTATTCAATTGACTGGTGGTACTGTTAATATTGTTGTAGGTGTTGCAGATGCTTCATTTGCTTTGACTGGATCTGGTATGTACTCAGGTGTTGCCCATATTAGCTCACTTGATATGGATGCAAAAGATAATGCAATCTGTACTAGTTCTGTAACTTTTGAGGGTTCTGGCGCACTTACTAAGGTGGTAGGCTCTTAATATTGAACAAATAACAAATAACTAAAGCTGGTGATTTACTTCACTGGCTTTTTTTATGTCTGCACTTTTCATACATATTATTATATATTAACTAAGGTATGATTATAAAAATAAATATAAAATCAATTATAAAAT